CTAATTAACGCACTTTGGTCAAGTTGATTTAATCTGTTTAATGAATTTAATGAGGCTATTGCATTTTCTTGCAATGTCATTGCATTACCTACTCTATCAGCATCTTTTTTGTCTAACAGCTTTTCAAATTCTGTTTGCTTTCTTTCTGCTTCAATTTTTGTAGTTGCTGTTGCCGTTGCTCTGTCAACACCACCAAAATAAGGAACACGCATCTGTTTACCATCTGCGCCTTTTTGGTAAATAAATTGTTCGCCTTGTCCATCATTTTTATTTACATCAAGGTAAACAGGCTCTCTGCTTCCCATTGCAACACCAACTTCTTTTACATTGCCAGGCTTTGGTTCTTTTGCTGTCAATCGCTTTAGTTCTTCTCTATATCTTTCTTCATATTGGGGCGATCCAACAGGAAATTCAGCAGCGGCAATAGCCCTAGCATTTTTTATTGGATCAGTTGTTGGTTCTGCCAATGGTTTTTCAATAAGTTCTAGGTCTTTAATGTTGCCACTTTTTGCATAAGTAGAAATACTTGATGGAATGTATTTCCCAGAGCGAATAAGTTGTTGTAATGGATCAGCACCTTGTCTTTCAAACATTCTTTGTTTTGCCAACGCTACTTCACTAGCGGCCTTACGAGAAATATTTGCAGCTTCTAATGCACCTTGAGTATCTCCAACTTGTTGCAAAGCACTTGCATATTGACCCAAGCCCTCTGGAGTGCTTACATCAAACTGTTGTGCCAAGGCATTGCGTTGGCTAATCAGACGCATCTGTGGGTCTTCTGCGCCCATCAAACCACCAAAGGCTTGCCCCAACTGTTGACCAGCACGACCAAAAGCATAGGTTGCCTGTGTGCGTGGGTCTTGTTGAGCAAACTCCATTGCTTGCTTTTGACGCATCAAGTCACGCTGTTCTTGATACAACTCAGGAGTCACCCCGAACAAACTTCCGACAATATTTGGTTCTGCCATGATTATTCCTTAGAAATTTGTGTCTCTGTTGTATCTGCGAGTGTCAGTTCCATATTCTGTGCCACCAGTAAACATTCCAAGCAATGCTTGTTGTGCTTCAGGACTATCTGCAAATCTGGTCAATGCAGTTCCAAAAGGACTAACACCAGATGCCGCCTGAGTCGTTCTAGCACCCAACAGACCACCTTGCAACAAGGTTTGTCCAACATTAGCACCAGCCTGGGCAGACCTGCCACCCAACTGTGCGCCAATGTCCAAAGGTGCTTGACCCAACGATTCTAGTGATGAACCTACGCCAACACCAGTGCTGAATGGCGCATAAGCACCCGTTAATCCTTGCGTGTAGCTTCCTAGCAAACCAGCACCAGAGCCTAGCAAACCAGCGCCAAACTGAACCTGTTGTTGACCAGCTTGAGTTGCCTGTGCCGCCAATGCTGCATCTTGTTGGGCCAAAGCGTTGTAATAGGCTTCCATTTCAGGAGATGCCGCACCCAAACCACCAGCACCACTTGGACGCATACCAGTAGCGCCCACAGACAAGCCACCACGACCAGTGTTAAACAGTTGGTTTTGCAACTGAGCAAACTGACGCTCACGGCTAGGGGCCAACAAGTTTTGTTGTCTTGCCATGTAGTCAGCGGCAACCTGTTCAGGAGACTGAGCCAGATACTGTTGACCAAGGCCAAACAAGCCTTGTGCGCCAGCAGTCAAAGGAGCATATCGACCAGCCGCCCGTTCTGCCTCAGTCAAGCCTTGACCAGACAAAGCCATGATGCGGTCTTGCATCGCTTTGAGTTCTGGGCTAACTGTGTAACCAGCACTTGTCAATTGACCAGTTGTAGGATCAAACCCAAACTGAGATGCTCCAAAGCGAGTGGTAACGCCAACAGGACGAAACTTCTGAGCTTCTGCCGCTGTTGCCGCCGCATCTCTCATTGCTTGGGCAGAGATTCGTGCAGCCTCTACATTGGCTTGATTGGTCAACAAACCACCAGCAGCACTAACTCCAGCACCAATTAATCCTTTTGTAACATTTGGATTAGATTGAAAAAACTTCAATACATTTCCAACTGTTAGCCCAGATTCTCTTGCTGTATCTCGCGCAGTTTCAGCTAATTGATAATCGTATGGATTAAAGTTTGGATCACCAACGCTGTATTGATATTGACCCGTGGTTGGATCAATTACCGCATAAGGATCATCGCTAATTGTTTCGTCTGCCATATTTCCTCCAGTATTTCCAGTAATCGGTGTTTGCGGCAGTGCCGTTGGTATGTCAAATCCAGAATTATCTGGAATGTCAGTTGTCGTATCAAATGCAGTTGTGCTTGGTGGAATTGTTGACTCATAAGGAGCCAACTGATTTTGCAAATCTTGTTGTCCAGCAAGAGCCTGTTGTTCAGTAGGAACAGTTACTCCTGAGTCTGGTCTAAGAGAATCAAGTGCAACACCTTGGACAGCACTGGTAACAGCTTGTTCTGGATTCTTTCCAGCAAGCAATCCACCAGCAGTTCCTTGAGCAACCTGTCCAGCAACAGTTGAACCAGTAGCACCAGCAACACTAGACCCAATACCTAGTTGACCAGCAATAGTTTGAGCCGCATAATTTGTTGCAGTCTTTTCATCACCACTGGCAATTGCACCAGCAGTAACGCCACCAGCAACAGCAGTTCCAAGACCGGGGATAGCAAAATTTAGTGCCAATGGCAATATTGGGCCAGCTTTTAATATCTCTCTGCCAAGACCAGCAAGCAATCCACCGCCACTGCTGTAGGTGTAACCAATAATTTCTTGCCCAGTTGCTTGACGATAGGTAGTTTTTCCAGTTGGTTCAACATACCCGTTATCACCATAATAAACTGGTTTGCCTTGATAGTTACCAATGCCTTTAATTGGGCCTGTTAATGATGTATCGTATTTTGTAAGACCAGCATCAAAAATTGGTTGATAAACTGTTTTAGGTGCAATGTATCCCTTTGTAGACCCACCTAATTTATCGGAAATAAATTTCCCAACATCAAATGATGTGCCAAGTTCAGTTCCAGCAATATCTATATATTCAGAGTTATTTTTAAAAGTGTCTAAAACTGTTGGATTTAAAAACCCAACCATCACCGCGCCTTTGTTACCCGATACTGTTCCTTTGGTTACTCTATCTTCTGGTAGGAACACATATTCTGTTCCATTAATGGTAAAACCTAACCCAAAACTTTCTTTTAATTCTTCACCTTCTCCAGATAAAAATACAGGAATTCTCCCGCTAGTATCTAGCGTTCCAAACTTAGAGGTTTGTATGGATTGAGCCATTACACAGTGCCATTAGCCACAATGTTGCCCAACACAGTCAGGTTGCCAGAACTGTCAATCTTCATCACATCAGTTCCTGAGTGACGAATAAGCAGAGTAACACCACTTTCTACAAAGCTGAAGTTTGTGAAGGTTCCATCTGCCTTGGTAGAAATGGCAGTCTGAATGTTGTTGAACTCAGTATCAATCTCAGTTCCCTTGACAATCTTTCCAGCATTCCCTGGCGACAAAGCATCTTTAGCCGCAAAGTTGGTTGATTTGGTGTAATTTGCCATGTTTATTCCTTAAACCAGTTTGCCATTCTTGGCTTGAATTTCAATCTTTTGAATGCTTACAGGATACCCATTGATCTCAGTCTCATAACCCGTTTGCACAGTCTTTCCAGAACCAGATGTTTGACCAACCAAGGTTTGCAAAGAAACTCCCTGAGAATAATATGCAACAGGAGAGCCATTTGCACCATATTCGGCAATGCCGTATTGAGCCACTGTAGAGGCAGGAATTGATAAAACGGCAGAGTAATATTGTGCGTAAAAATCAAAACCCCACTTTATAACAAAGTCTTGACTTGATCCACCAATCACCACCACAGCAATGCGTTTTAGGATGGATGTGACATTGGGCGCACCCAAGTCAGCATAGGTGGTGAAATACTGCAATCGGTATGTGCTTGCATGGTCAAGATAAGTTCCATACTTGCCCACATAGCCATTCTTGCCAATCAACAAGTCTCCATTGCGTTTAGCAAGGAAAGCAGTTGGAGTGATGGAATCCCACACAGTTACCCGTGAAGCACCATCTTGCAATGCCGCCTTGGTGTCAAAGCAGTAGGTCTGGGTTGCAGTTGGGAAGTTAATCAGGTAGAAAGCATTTGACTCTGAATATACTGCCTTGATGTTTGCCAATGTCTCAGTATTCACAATCGTCATCAAGTCATCGCGGACATTTTTAGACAAGTCCCGCAAAGGTGCAGACTTCTCTTGAATGGTTCTGAGCAATGAGCGCACACCACTGTTTGACAAGAAAACAACATCACTGCCTGTGTTGGCAATAGAGTCCCTTGCAATGCAACCAATGTTACTGATTGTGTCACTCAGAGACAGACTTGATGGAGTTGTTGCATTTGCATAAATCAATACTTGACGCTTGCCAAAGATAAACAAGAATCCATTGTGAGCTGCCAACCCTGTAATCTCATCAGACCCATTGGGCCACACCCGCGAGATGTCTAAAGAACCAGCAGTTCCTGTTGACCAGATGTGCCCTGCCAGCAAGTCAGAGAAATAGACAGTTACAGTGTCAGCAGTGCTACTAGCAGTCCACAAGCGACCATAGGCAGAGATAACAATGTTGGTTTGGGGAGCAGTCGCAACATAACCAGTTTTCTCGCTCACACGGCGGTATGTGGTGGTGCTTACAACAGGGTCATAGATCAGTGGGTCAAAACCCGTCTGAAAGAAATATGTAATTCCATTCAGAGAAGCACAATGCCAATTGCTTGCGGTAATGGTGGGGCCAGTACCTCCCCCCCCATAGGTCAACTCAGTAACAGTAGCGCCACTCAGTTTAAACAGCTTGTTGTTTCCAGCGAACAAAACAGTCAAAGTGCCATCAGTCTGCACCAACTCATGGATGACTGTTACATTGTTTGCACCAAGGTTGCCAGAGGATGTGTTAACCCTTGAAAAGCCTTTACGAGAACCAATGCGCCCGTATTGGTCAATCACGCAGTTTGTGGCAATCGCAGCATATCCAGCCGCTAAATCAAGCGGAGAGTCTTGTGTATTGAGTCCAAAGAAGCCTGGAGCCGATACAGAAAAGGTCTGGATTTGTTGGCTCATGTTGATACAAATTGCTGATTTTCTGGATACCGATTTGCCTCTAAAGCAATGTAATCGGAGAGCATGGATCGGAATAGTGTGTATGCCTCTGATGAAGACAATCCACCATCTTCACCACGCTCAACCAATGCCCTAGCATAAGCACCTTGAGCAACAACTACATCAGGCACAAGAACAACAGTGCTATCAGCCGCCAAAGTTGCCTGGGGTATCGTCAGACTGAATTTCAGTGTGTACACGCCATCAGGAATTGGGAACAAGCTGACTTTGGTGTCGTAAGAACCATCTATTCCATCAAAAGTAAATTCTGTAGGAATTGAGTTGACCAATGGCAAAAAGTTCTGTTTGCGGTTCATGTCCACAAATGTGATGTTAGTCAAACCAACATTACTGGTTGTATTGATGGCATCCATCACCTGAAACTTTTGACCAGCACCAGTGAGTGAGTAGGATGGGGTTGAAGCCACAGTAGTCACAGTAACTGTTTGACCAAGTGCATTCCAACCAAAGGCATCTTCAACCTGACGCTTTGTGTCATT